CGTCTGATTGATGTCGGCGTAATCGTCCGTGGTCGCCAGCGCCGAGTAGCCGTTGCTGTCGATGAGTCCCAAGTACCACGACGAAATCTGCGTGGCTCCCTGAAACATCACGTTCAAGAGCTTGTTTCGGCCTTCATTCGTGGCCGCATTGGGACAATGGTACTCGTTGATGCGCTTGCCGTTGCGCCAATGCTCGATCACGAACTTGCCGTGAGGGACCAACTCATCGACCGTCCGCCTCGTCCGCACCAACCCCACGCCCGCCTTCTGTTGAATAGCGATCTCCATTGATGTAACCTCTCTCATGCTAAAGGATTGCCGTCCCTCGCCGCAGTTCCCTCTGCAATTCGGCGGCGATTGACCGCGCGGTTTGACGGCTGCTCCCGCCGCCTTGAACATTCACTGTGATGTCGCCAATGTTTGTCGTGTGATTCTCCGATCTGAACGTCGGTGTGACGCCGGCGTTCATGGCAATCAACTGGGCCGCGAACCGCTGACTTGAGGCGGCGTTCATCACGAACTCGCCCGGAGACAGCATCGCCGGAATGATGTCCGTGCCCGCCGCGCCGCCGTCTGCGCGATAGGCGTAGCCGCCGCTGCAATGACCCGTTTGGGCGTTGGGATTGGCGGCGGGAGTCATCGAAATCTGAACCCGCGAAGTCGCGTCAGCCTCCTCAACAGCCTGGGACGCCCTCTCCGCAGCCGATGCAATCCGCTCCCAGTTGTCGGCCAAGGACCGAGTGGCCGCGCTCTGCTGGTCGGTAGCCGTCGTCTGTTGCTCGATCTGCCGCTGAATCTCCTGATTGAGTTCCTCGACCTTATCATGGTTTTTGAGATCAGGTTGGAGCCTCTCCAATTCACCGCGCTGATCCCGCAGATGCAGGACGATAGCGCCGATCGAAGCAAAGGCTTCATCGAGTTTCTTGAAGTCGAAGGGATGCCATTTGCTCTCCTGCCCAGTAGCTTGAAAGGCACCTTGAACTTTTGCGGCCCACTCCGCCGCTTCCTTGTGGTCGATCGGTTTCCCTGACCGCACCATCTTTGCCGCCGCTTCCAGAAGCCCCTGGAATTCGGGGGCGTTGCTGAAGCTGTCGGAATAGGCTCTCACGACGCCATACGGTTTATCGAAAGCCATCTCTTCTTGAAGAGTGGAGGATGCCAGTTGCTTTTGGCGCTCCTTTGCCGCCTTGGCGGCATCAGCAACGGGTCTGAAAGCCTTCAGAATCTCATGGTCGCTGTAGGCGGCCATGTCCAGGCCCACAAAGCCGGCGATCTTCCCGAGCACCGGAACCTCCAGGACATGCTTGTGCATCTCATCCTGAAGTTGCTTATAGAAGTCCCGAATGACTTCCGTGCTGTTGAGAACCTGACGCATGTCCTGCGAGGCCAGCATCCGCTCGGCTTCGCGCCGCATGGACTGGAATGCCTTGGGATCGCCCAGCAGGGGACTGATGAAGTCCTCTTTGCCGTACTGCGCGAATTTCTTGGCGTACTCGGCAACCAGGAGTTCCGCCTCGCTCAAATCCTTCTTGAGTTGGTCCGTGCTCTTGAACCGGATGACGCCCTGTTCATCGGCTATCGTGGTCTTTAACTTGGCCTCGACCTGTCTGCCTAGCGCATCGAGTTCGATGTTATGCCGCTCTGCCTGGTGCCCTCTCCGTTCCGCCTCCGCCGCCACCCGATGCTGGACGGCGACTTGCTTTTGGAGACCTTCCGTGTGCCGGTCCTCGGCTTGTTTTACGGCATACTTGGCATCAGCCAAATCCCGCGTATCACCAGTCAGCTTCGCGGTCTGCAAAAGTTGCTGTTCCAGGGCCTCCACACGTTTCCAAGCGGCCTCGGCTTCCTTCTCCTCTCCCTGGTCCTTGGCGGTACTCTGTTTCTTGAATGCTTCCTCACGCGCCCGCCGCAAACGATCGCCGATGGCCAATAGCTGATCGCGCGGAGACTGCCCCTCAATGCGCTCCTGGAATTTCTGATCTTCCCTGGCCTGCTGCCGCTCCTTGATCGTCCGTGGAAGTTCCTCTTTCTCCTTCTTTGCCGCTTGTTCCGATACGCGGAAGAGTTCCTGCGTCATCCGATGCCGCTCTTGGAGCATCCGATCTACGGACTGCTTTGTAACGGCTTCCTCGATCTGCAAGGAGGATTTCAGACTATCGACATCTCGGAGATAGAGTTTCTCCGATTCCGTCATCATTTGACGGAGATGTTGCAGTAATTCGTGCTCGGACTGCTGTTCGGCCTTGATCTTGGCGTCCGCCACGTCCTTGAAATGCTTCAACGATCGGTCAAGTTCAGCGCGCTCGCGCTCGTAGGGAGCCGAAATGGCGGCACTTATCTCCTCGCCGATGAAGTTGCCGAGGGCGTAAGCGCCCATCGCGGCCCCGACAAGGCCCACGCCCTTCGCCAGATTGCTCATGCCGAGTTGAGCCACCTGGGCACGTAAGGCCAGGGTCAACAGTGCTGCGCCGAACGCCCCAGCGGTTACTGCCGCCGGAATTGCCACCCCCGTTACAGCGCGAAAGGCCGGGATCAAATGATCGGTGCCTTGGAACACCAGGCGAAGGCTTTGCACCAAAGTGGGGCCAAACTCCGTGTCGAAGAAGTTCTTGATCTTGTTGAGTTCGGCAGTCAGCTTCTCGGCGTCGGTGTCCGTAAATCTCTGGAAGGCGGCATGAATGTCCGCGATCTCATCGGGACTATTGATTTGCCGGAATGACTCCCGGTACTGCTTTGCGCCCTCGGTCGCCAGTCGCAACGCGCCGGCGTCACCGCGGATGTTGGGGAAGAATCTGGCTAGGCCGGTGGGCGTCTCGCCGGCCAGTTTCCACAACTGGGCAAGAGCGCCCTGAAGTCCCCAGGCAGCAAGGGCCGCTTCACCGGATTCGACCCCCAACTGATGGAAGGCGACCTGCATGTCCTGAGTCGGTTTCAGGAAGGCTGCGATGACGCCGCGCAACTGGGTGGAGGCTTCGTTGGCTTTCACGCCGCCGATGGTGATCGACACCAACGCGGCCGTCAGTTCCTCTACGGAAATGCCGGCCTCAGCGGCAAGCCCTTGAATGCGACCGAGCGCCGTTCCCAATTCACCTAGACGAATGCGGCCGCGCTCCACGGCCGTGAAGAATTGGGCCGCGCGTAGCTCAGCCTTCTCAGACCCGTCGCCGTAGGCGTTGAGAGCACCAGTGACCAGCAGGACGGCGGTTGACAAGTCCTGCGCGGTCGTCTTAGCTAATTCATTCGACGCCGACAGGATATTGAGACGGTCGCTGGTGCTCGTAAATTGGTTGGAGATCGTCTGGTACTCAGCTTCGGCAACCCGCGAAAGAGGCTGATTGAAGGCGTCCGACAAGTGGCGTACTTCGTCCGAAATCTGGCCAAATGTCCGATCGGGGCTGATGGCCGCGATCTCGCTGACTTGCTTGGAGAATTCCAGCGCGGCCCGCGTAGAGTCCACGAAGGCATCTCGGACTTCATTCAAGCCACGGATGAACAGTTGGGTCTGAATGACCCGCGCAAAGGTCTGTGGCGTAAGAAGCCAGGCGTTCCCTGGCCGACCACCACCGCTTCCGCCGCCGCCACCGCCACCGCCACCACCGCCGCCAGACGGCGGATTCTGAGCCGGTGGCAATCTCATGCCCCCAACCGCCCCCAGGGCGTCCCGTGTCTCCCGCGCCGCGGCACTGATTTGCCGCAAGGTTTCGACCAGCCCGATCGTCTTGGTATTGAACTGGACGAGTCTTTCCGCGAAACTATCCAGCCGGACCCCAAATTGATCGAAAGCCTTCTCGGCCCTTTCCATCTCCGTGATGGCTTGCTGAGCGTCCAGCAGCAGTTGTTGGCGGATTTCGTTCTCGTCCATCGCTACACCTCGCTCGGACTCAGTTCCAGGAAACTCGCCAATCCGGGATAGACGATGGAAGAGACGTACTCGCGCAGGGCTTGCCGGCCTTGTGCTTGAAAGTGATATGGGCCGGGGTTGGCCAGATGGAATCCCCACACGCGGGCGTCGTAGTTCTCGTTGATGTGGAGGTGAGGCAGCGTCGAGACGTAGCTGAAAGAGTAGACGCCGGGAGTCGTGCCGGGGTCGAAGGTGGCCGTCCCATACTCGGTCCCCAGGCTGATCCTGTCGGCAACGACGGGCTGAATAGTCACCAGGCAGTCGATCTTGTCTGCCAGTGCGAGAAAGGTCGCCCGCGACGCCCCGCTCCAAACCGGGATGACGGCCTCGGCCGTCGTCTCGATCCAGACGAGCGCGGCCTGAGCCAGGGCTTCATTCAGAACCTTGCGGAGCGCGTCTCGATACTTCGAGGCGTTCAGCTTCGGCTTCTGGAGTTTGGCGTGAAACTTCATCGCAGTGCCCGCAATCCCGCCAGCGCCGCCAGTGGCGCGGCTTGTTCGACCTCATCATGGCTGCGCGTCTGATCGAACGCCACGATCATCGCCTTGGTCACGACGCCGCATTCGTCCCAACTCGATGGGACACCGGGAGGACGAAGCCCGACCCGCAGACAAGCGCTCCAGATTGCATAGAGCGTCGTCCTGCCTTCGGGCCAGATTACCTTTCGCTCTTCTCCGGTGTCCCACGTAGAAAAAGTTTGCGCGCCTCTTCCAGTTTCCTTTCGTCCAGGCAGTTCGCCTGCAAGACGAGCGACATGATCCGGTTGCATTCCATCGTCGAGAGTCCCGCGTCGTGCAGGTCGGATTCCCAGTTCAGCCAGGTCGCCGGCGCGTCGAGCTTGACCGTATCCCACTCGATCTGGCTGGGGGCCAACGATTGGATGACGATGTACGCCGTCTGCCTGTACGCCGTCTGCCTGCGCCGGTAGGCAATCATCGCCTGTTGGTATCCGGCATCCTCCGTGTCGGCTACCTGGCCCTCCTTGGTCAGGGCTTGGGGCGGCGTCGGAATCGGGCACAGCTTGTGGAATTCCGCGAGGTCTTTCACCCCCGTCGCGCGGAAGACCAACTGCCGCTCTCCGCGCGGCAGGACGAGGACTTCTTCCACGGGCAAAGTTGTCGGATCAATACCACCAATCTTCATTGCATGCTCCCTTGCTGGATGGACTTAGAAACTCACGACGCCGCGAGTGATGACCGGCTCCGTCACGTTGCACTTGCCGGAGATGGACACGGTGGCATTCTTGATGTCGAAGTCCCGCTTCTCGGAGCGAAACGTCGGAAAGAGATACGTCGCCGACTCCACCGTGGCGCAGGGGCGGACATCCGTGACGATCATGTCAACCGCATAAGGCTGGCAGGAATCGGGGTCGGATGAAATCCATTCCCCGGCCGCGTCAGCGCCTTTCACGGCTTCGATGGGGGTAATCACCTCACCCGTCCCCGACTTGATCTGGTCGAACGTGAAGTTCGTGGTCACGTCGATCGGAACTTCATCGCCGTCGCGCACCTCATCGAGCAGGCCGCGATCCAGGTCGTACTTGTACTGGCTGTTCTCGGCCCACTTCAGATCGCCCTCCCCGATCTTGATCTTGATGTTCTGCGGCAACAGGGTCACGGCGGCGTCGGTGGTGTACGTTCCAGGACCGAGCGCCGGCGTGAAGGTGACGCTGCCCGTCGTGTCGGTATCGACATCCCGAGCCGTGACGACGTGAGTCAAGGGGGTCGTCTCGCCGGCGATCGTGAAGCGAGCACCCACGGGAATCTTCGCGGTAAGTCCGTTTCTGGCATTCGGAATGTCGGTGCCAGAGACCGTAAAGGTAGTGGCCCCCGCGGCGACGGCCGTCTTCGCGGGCGTCACGGCCTGATTAGCATTCGTGCCGCCGGCAAGACCATCCCGCAGGTAAATCGAGCAATTCCGCAGTTCAATGCGAGCCATAACAAACCTCCAAACCTACAAAGGGCTAAGTGTCTTCCAACTCGATCATGTACCGGGCCTCGACCAAGGTCTGCTTGATCTTGCTTGTCTTGTCGATTTGCCCGTAATGTTCCACGCGAACATTGTCCCCCCGCCCCGGTCGCTGAGTCAGACATCCCAGAAACGTCAACGTCTCCGGTTGCCCCGCGACGTAATCGCCCGGCTGGCCGCCGAAATTCCACACGCCGATGGGCACGTTCATCGCCTCGTGAAACGCTCCGGCATACTCCGCGATGGAGTAAGCATTCTTGGTCGGTCCATCGTAGCGGCTGGTCAGCAGCACGCTTACTTCAACGAAGAGGCGAAAGTAATCGTTGCTCGGCTGCTGTGAAGAAGGTCCGGTGATCTTGATCTCTGCGCGATCGGTCGCCTGCATGAAGGCCGGCGTTCGCTCATCGAGTCCCTCGACGAGCACCGGCAAAGTGCAACCGCCGGCGACCGATTTCAGGTAGGTCGCCAGCGAAGCGAGAATCCAGCGGTCCCAATCACGTTGCGCCACAGCAATCCTCCAGCCCGATCACGTTGTTGGTCGTCTCCTCAAGCACCTGTTGGGTGCTCTCGCCAACCAACGCCTTGGCATGGACCAGCCAAGCCGCGTCGATCTCGAATTCCTCAACCTGAGTGATCTGGTACTTCATCCCTCGATAAACGAACCAATCGTCCGCCGTCAGAGCAGCGACGGGCGCGTCCCGCCGATCAATGATGAAAGGTCGGCCGTCAACGTCGCAAGACCCCCTGACGACCACAGTCCTTTCCACGCCACGCACCCGTTGCCATTCAGCGGGAAGCGCGATCGCCAACGGAATGAAGTAGGTCGCAATCTTCTCGCTCTTCCGACCAGTCTGGACATCCGTGACGGAATCAAGGAGCTTGTACAGGCGAAGCGGCTGACCGTAGTCCCGCTTCAACCTGTACAAGACCAGTTCCGTGAATTGGTTAAGGATCGACATCGGGTTCCGGTTCGTGAATGCCGCTGACCAGGCGATCGAGGAGGTTCCGCTCGGCGTGGGCTTGCAGAAAACCCATGTGTCCAATGACCTTCTCTAACCGCGCCAACGCGGTCGTGTTGTCCGCGATGATGGAAGCGCACTTCTCCACCAAGGGGAGAACGACTTCCTTCTGCTCCTTCTCCAATGCTTCGATCCGTTCTTGAAGTCTCAATTCGCGCTTCCAATCCTTCCAGAGGTAGAAGACCAAGGCGAGAAAAAGAGGCCCCAGGATGGGTCCGCACCGGGTCAACATCTGCAAGCAAAGGCTCAGGTCCATCTTTTCCTCCCGCAGGTCGCCCGCCCCAATGAGCGGGCGACCTGCTGCTTGGAACTCAGGAGAGAAGAGGAACGCCGAGGTTCACGTTCAGCAAAGCCACTCCGGCCAGGATGTCGCACGCGACGACCAAGCCTTCGTTGATCTTGTGCTGCATCGAAACCCGCATCCCGATGCCGCTCTCGTCGTTGGCGACGCCGAACTCGATGCCGATGGCATGAGCGGCGGCCAAGGGGCGAGTCACCAACGCCAGGGCGTGACGGTGCCAACCCACGTTGAATGAGCCGCAAGGTCCGGGGAACATCGGCGTGCCCGAAGCCAAGTTGGCGCTCAAGGGACAGTCCAGCAGAACGTTGCAAGTCGCTCCGCTGACTTGGGACTCGATGACCGTATAGGTCTGCCGGGAAGAAGGATCAGAGCCGATCGACAGCAATTGACCAATCTGCGGCGCGGCCGCATAGCCGCTGATCGTGATGGCCTCGCTCCAATCTGCCGCATAAGCAGCGGCAGCCGTGCAGGCTTTATAGCGCACGGTTTTCGCACCGGCGAGGGTAGCGTACTTGTTCGCCTCATTCAGCGTCACCGAAGTCGCATTGCCGGAAGTGCCGTCCGTGGTCACGGCAGTGATCCAAGTCGGCTGGTCATTGCCGGAAACCGTCAGGTATTCCCCGACAATGGGCGCGCCCGTCAAACCGCTGCACGCCTGGGCGCCGCTGCCGCCAGCGGGGAACGCATTGGTGATGCTGAGCGAAGCGTCCTCGTCGGCACCCGCCGCCACGCCGGCGACGTTCTGCGCCAGGTAGGTGTCGAAGTTCATCACGTGGCCCAACTGGGCCGTGTCCATCGCCGTGCCGCCGTCGCCGCGTTTTTGGGCTTCGACGAACTTATCGCACTGCAACATGACGGCCTTGCCGCTGGCCGACAGCAACAGATGGCGGTCTTGCTGCGCGGCAAGATTGTTGTTCAGAATCCGATCCGCCTCGACCACTGCGTCGTAAACGTTCGTACGATCCAGAGCGCCCAAGCGACCGGACCTCTTGAGCGGATCGCCGAGGAAGGAAACGGCCGCGCGGCCGAGAACGACGCGATCAACGCCACGAGCGATCGACAACATGGCCGGTCGCAAGTAGATGTTGGTCAAGTCCTCGAAGGACTTGCTCATTTCGCCCGGCCGGATGCAGAACGTCTCGTTGAACCACTGATCCAAGGGGACCAGCACGTCCGTGGCGATGGCGTCCTGGGTCTTGACCGTGGTCGAATCGGTGCGGCGATAGACGGGGAACACGCTCGGACGCCGAGTGTGGACCACATCGCCGTAGTTGGCGATCACGTTCTCGAAATCGCGGCAGACGAGGTTGGCCGCGACCATGTTCTCGCGGAGAATCTCCAGGCCCTCACGCGCCCAAAGTTCGGGGATGAAGGCGTCGAGTTGGTTGTCGTAGCAAGCCAACTGCACAGGGGCTTCGTACAGACGCATTGTTCACGCTCCTAGATGCTAAACCTTGTTGTCCAACAGTGACCGACACGCCCCCGACTCATCGCGCTTTGGGCCGCAAGCCGAGCAGTTCGGGGTGCTTTGCTCGAATCTCGCGGTATTGGGCTTGGCTCATCGACTTCAGGTCCAACTTGCCCCCCGGCAATTGGC